TAATCAAATGACCAACGTCATTAACCGTAGAAACAGCAAACGATGAAAACCGCAAGTTGCGCTCAGAAACCCCGCTAGCACCAGCTCGGAAATACTCACCGTTTTGAGTTCCACCAACAACGTCCAATCTGACGTTAGGCGAACTCGTTCCAATGCCTACGTTGCCGCTTGCATCAATTACAAACGGCGTAGCATCTGGGTTTGTACTGTCTTCAACCAGCAACGCATTACCAGAGCCGGTCTGCGTAATGCGTAGTGCATCGCTGCCGCTATTAACAGAAATAACAACAGGATCAGTGCCGCTTTTTTCTACTTTGTCGTTATTAAGATTATTAAAGTTAGCATCTACTTCATTATGGGTAAGCGCACTACCTTTACCAGCCCGTGTGACGATAGTTGACATGGCTTACCTCTTACGAAAGCGTTACAGACAGAGAACCAATTGCAATCTTGAAAATATCGCCAGTATCAATCGTCTTGGAAACATCAAGTGCAGTGTGATACATCAGATTGCCGCTAGTAGCAGCATCCAGAATGCCAATCCAGCCAACAGTTCCCCATGAACCCGTAGCTTGAGGAAACTCAACCGCAGCATTGTTAAGTGCCGCACCGTTACTAGGAGCACCAAAAGTCACAGCAGTACGAGCATACGAGCCGCCAGAGACTTCAGTGCCGGTATTCGCATCAGTCGGATCGCTGGTGTACAGGCCAACATAAACCGTTGTCGGGCTAGTGTAGGACGTATTACGCAGAGTCGCGTTAATCAGCGCGTTCTCTAAGTAGTTGGACATCTCTGCCATGATTACCTCACGTTATAAGACATTGTCATCGGTTGACCGCTGTATTCGCTAGACTGATCCGATGTGTTAATCGAGTTAATCGCACGATCATACAAAGCAGCCCACGTCTGAATGCGAGCATCGTTCATCAGATACGGCTCAGCCTCTGCCAAAGACGCATACAGCAGCGCATCAGGATAATTAGATAGGAATACGTTGGACTGATTGCTGTCGCTTAGCAGAGCAGGCTTTGCGTAGTACAGCATCTGGAGTATGTACGTCGTGTCTGGGATAGGCGCAAGCTGCATCTCAGCGCCAAGGATTGTGTAATCCTTCGGCTTACCACCATCAGTTACACGAGACTCAGCGTAAAAGCTATTAGGAGCCTTATACCGTAGAGTAGATGCAGGAGTCGTGTTCAGGTGAATGTCACGCATCTCCAGAAAGTCTGTCGGCAAGCCAACCGTAGAATCCCCGCCTGTAGTCTGAGCGGTAGCAACTACGAGCATCTGACGGGTACGAACCTCACGACGCAACCGTTCTTCAGCCAACCGGATAAACGTAGGAACAATGCTATTAAGATCGCTACGCGCCAGATAGTTGGCTATCGTAGTCTTGAGCGACGAGTAGCTATCAAAACTCATGTTATTCCTCTAACTGCTGGAAATCCTGCCAGCCGTATTCGTAAGTGCCAATGTGCCGGATGTGCATGGATAGTTCGTGGTCAACATACGTCTGGAAGCCCTCAGAACCGGCTTTAACGCAGAAATATACGTCCTCACCACATACACCATTCGGCCCCCAACCAGCGTCAAACCACGGCTTGCCAGTCTTCTCAAATACTTCTTTGCGAATTAGGACAGCACCAAACCCAACCGCTGTCACTTCCTCAATTCCTTCCTTGCCTCGGGAATCAATGTTTTCCCACTTATGAACCAGCGTATCGCCGTCCATGTACTTCTTCATTCTCTTTGCCGTAGGTGTTACCGGCTTACGTCTAGTAGTTGCGTTAACGCCAACAATCGGTACTTCACGACTCAGCAGAATGTCAATAATGTCAGGAGGGAACCGCATGTCGCTGTCGATGAACAGCAGTGCGTCACAACCTTCCTTTAGCGCAACCTCTGCCAGCTTCTCACGCTGGTCGAATATCAAAGTACCCGGCATTGTGTAAAGGCTTAGTCCACCTTTACCGTCCTTGCAACGAACGGAAGCATCGTGTGCTGTCATCCTTGCAAAGTCGAAAGCAAAGCCGGTGTGAACCTCATCTCGACATGGTACGCAAACACCTACTCTCATATTGTCCCCCGATACGTTTTCAAAGCATTTCCAAGTTCTGTTCCATTAAGAAACTGTGCGAATCGCTCTTGATCTACTACAGCGAATCCACGCATTATCCCTTGTTGGTTCAGGTCATCAATCACAGTGTATGGAATCCTAGCGACATGATGTAGCTCGTTAAGGTGTCCAGTTCTCTGCTTATCAAACTCCCTCTGAATCTTGTTAGCTTCGAGGATGTCTGTGATGTCTTGTTTGGTTTCGATGATTAGACCACCATCACCGTCTGCAAATGCTGTTTGAGTCCGTATTGGGTTACTCATTGAATATGTGTCCAAGTGCGTCCTATTCTTACTCCCCGAACGCAATTTGGGGATACTCCAAGTTCTCTTGCCAATGCTGCATGGCTGAGTGTGCTTGCTTTGATTATCCTTACATGTTCTTCATTTAGCAAGGATTTGCCGTTCAATTCGCCTTTAGGAGAAACTGTACGCTTTCTTCCTTTAGCGATCATGTCTTGCGTATTTTCCTTGGCAGTGCCAATACTTAAATGGTTTGGATTTACGCAACTTGGATTGTCGCATTTGTGCATTACATGCCACCTGTGCGGTATTTCTTCTTTGTTGTGTAACTTCCAACTTACTCTATGTGCTCCTTCAGAACCTTGAGATTTTTTTCCAAGACTGAATTGCCCATAACCATTCGGCATTTTATTGCCAATCCATTCCCAACATTCACTATCTGATTTCTTATTAACAAACCTCCAAAATCTTACTTCTGGCGGCTCTTGAGTATATTTTGTTCCATCTGGGCTGCCATACTTCATATACCTTCGGTAATGTTTCTGGCAGTATCCCCAGCCTACTGCTTTACTTTGACACTCATCGTATTTGCAATTCATAGGACACCTCCGTGATAAACACAGAGGCATCCTATCTTAATTACGAACACATGTCAAATTAGAGGCTCATATCGAGATCGGCAATTATGCCATGAGCGGCCTCATTCTTAACCTCCAGCGTGACTTCAGCCAGAAGCTGAGTGTTCTCGCTGTCACCGGTCTTAGCCAGTTCATTGGTCTGGAACGGACGCAGATAAGCAAGTGCTGCGTATTCCGGATCAAGAACCAGAGCTTCACGAACACGCATGAAGCGGTTCGGAACAACCGACATCGTGCCAAAGTCCGACATGTACACGTCAGCAGCGCCAACGATGGTCGTCGGAGTGTTCGACGGAGCCATGTAACGCTGAGCAGCGATACCAGCAAAGGTCGAGACTTTCTGCTTGCCCGATGCACCAACCATCAGGATCTTCGGCGAGCCACCCGACTGGAACACTTCAGCCACAACGGTACGCAGCAGAGCTTCAGTGAAGGTACGCTGAGTGCCATCGGTACGGGTCGAAACACCAATCGTTGCCGGATCAGCACCGCCCGAACCGAAGTCCGAGTTGGTCTTGATCCACGACAGCAGCGAACCCATCTTACGAGCGATGGTCGAAGAACCAGCCGAACGACCCTGATTCGACAGCAGGATGGTTTCCAGATCACGCTTCAGTTCAGCCGAAGCCTTAGCCAGTTGGTAAGCCTTTTCCGACTTGCGACCAGCCTTGTTCACTGCATCCAGAGTGCCCGAAACTTGAACAGTCTTCTGGACGATCTGGGTGTAGTTGCCCAGACGAACGGTCGGGGACAGGGTTGCCGAAGTAGCGTCAGCGCCTTCAACAGCAGCGTTAGCAGTGGTTGCAGCAGCCAGCGAGTCAGTCTGCCACTCGTGGTAAACAGCGGTTGCTTTGGTCTTGCCAATCGACGACATGAACGGAGTCTCGGTCGGCGAGATGTCATAGATGATGTCGGTCAGGTCTTCACGCTGACCAATAGCGGTATGTGCGGTAAAAGTTGCCATGATTACTGCTCCTTAAATAAATTTCTCAAACGCTCTTGCGGCATCAGCTACCCTTCCGGATTGCTTAGCACGCGCCTTTAGCTTTCGCAGTTCATCGCCTTGGCTATCACGAGGCTGTGATACTCCGGGCTTAATAACCTTCGGAGCCTCTGAAACCTTCTTCGTGATACCCGGCTTTGCAGACTGTAGTTTGTCGTACTGCATCGCCTTCCAAAGCGTTAGCACTGCACGCGAATCGTAAACATTCGCTAGTTCCTGATCCGAGAATCCAGCCTTAACTCCAAACTCACGCAGCTCACGGCGCATTGCCTCACCTTTCTGCGGGTCAGCGTAGTCAGGAATAGCCTCTGCTAGTTTCCTAGCCTCAGCCTGAACAACAGAACTTAGCTGCTGTTGACGCTCCTGATCTTGCTGCTGTGCAATCCGCTGACGTTCTGCTTGAACTTGAGCGAGTTGCTTTTCCCGCTGAGAGATTTCGGCAACCTTAACCGCATAACCGATTGGGTCGGTTTCTTTAAGGTAGTCAAGATTCTCAGTTTCCGGCTGCTGATTAAGCATCTGCTCGATAATCTGCAACCGCTCCGCATATTGATCGCGGAGTTGCCTTGCTTCTTCGACACGCTGACGTTCGGCCTCTACCGCCTTGCGTTCTTCAGCTACAGCCTGCGATTTCTTTGTATAGTCTGTGCCAAGTTGATAAGACTTGATAAGCTCGTCAAGCGTGACCTCCTTTTCTTCACCTGCGGCTTTCACCCGGTAACGAGGCTGCTCTTGCTCATCCTGCCCATCTTCTTGTTCTACCTCTGATTCATCTTCAGCTTGCGCCTCGTACTCATCAGATTCGGCTTCGCTATCGTTGGCTTCGGCCTGTGCTTCAAGTTGTTCCTGTTCGGAGCCTTCGTCACTGCCCATAAGTCCCAAAATAGCGTCGGCTGCACCACCTACAGTTAACTCAGCATTTCCTTCCGGAGTCGTGCTTTGAGTATCGCTCATGTTTGTTGTTTCCTAAATTATATCGGGAACTGCCCGACTCAGTTACAAAATTTTTATTCTCTTTTCCTCAATAATCTTTTGAGCTACTAGCCCATTCAAATAGTTTTCTACGTTCTCTAATGCACGAAGCGTCATATACGCATTTTCTCGGACATTAACTTGATCGTATTCGCTCATTGCAATCTTGTTAAGCTCTACACCTCGAAGTTCTTCCATCATCTCCTGAAAGTATTCGTCCCGAAGTGTATGTTCTGCCCAGTGAACCTTATTCATTAAGCACCCTTAGTCAGATTGCCAAGCTCACGAATAGCCTTGAGGACAATATCGGCCTGCTTATTACGGCTATCTTCGTCAGCGATATCCATAGCCAGAATAGCTTGCAGTTGCTTAACAGCCAGTTCAGCCTCACGAATACGCATCTCAGCCTCATCGCTCTGCTGCTTTGCTGCCATCTCCATGCCCTTACGCATGAACTCAGCCTCTAGCGTCTGACGCTCCAGATCCAGCTTTGCCGAGTCAATCTGCGACTTGGCCTGAATCTTCTCGCGCTCAACCTGAGCCAGCATCTCAGCCATTTGAGCCTGTGCATCAGGAGCCGGAGGTTGCGGTTGAGACAGTGCTGCGTTCTGCTCAGGAGTAATCTCGTTAATGAATGCGTTGGCATCCTTGAAGCCAGCAGACTCAATCAGACGAGCCATAGTGTCACGGTACTGAGCCACCGATACCAGAGGATTAGACGGGCCAAACTGTGTCAGAACCTGCTCCTGCTTGCCCAGAATCATCTGAAGCATTGCCAGCTTCTGCTCACGGTCGCCAGAACCCAAACCTACGTTAATGGCAACATCGTACTGATTCGTCCATGTACGAGGATCAAACGTCACAAACTTGCCACGCATACGGACAATCTTTGCCTGATCCTGATACTTGCCCAATAGGTGCAGAATCCCCTGAAACAGAGACTTAACACCTGTCTCAGCAAAGATTCGAGCAATCAACTCCAGCTTCCCAGAGTTAGACTTCATCATCGCGGCAATAGCCGTAGCCGAGACGTTGTTCATTACGTCAGGATCAAGACCCTGTTGCTGGTCGCTAACGCCTGTACGCTTGGCCTGAACGCTGTCCATGTACTCAAGCAATGGGAAAGCCTGAGCCGTAACCGCAGGAACCTCGATAGGCACAATCGCACCAGCCGACTTGACACGGATAATGCCGCCCGGAGTTGCATTAA